ATCTTTTCTAATACTGCTTTGTAGATTTGGTAGAATGATGGCATCTAATTTTTCTGAATAGTAATACAATATAATAATAGTAATAAATACAATAAAAAAACCACACGCATAAAGAGTAAATTTTTTCATTTTTTTGTCTTTGATTGATACAAAAATCATACCTGATAACCAAGATAACATGATAATCTCGATCGGAAAGATTGAGATGGTTAATATTGTATTTCCAATAATTAACGTTTTATTTTTATTATAATAATTCAAGAAAAAGTTCAAGTACATTTATTATAATAAAAAATTTAAATTAATGTCGATTCCAAAATTTAATCATTACGAAAGCGTTATAAAAGAAATAATCTTTTATAACGCTTTCAAAAAATGTTAATTCCTGAAATTAACTTTGAAATGTAAAGTTTTTTTGAAATGCAAAAAGAAATTGAAGATGAAATTATAATTATAATTAATAACATGACTCTTTATCCTGATCCAGAATTTGTAGAATCGTGTTTACGAACTATCGATAATTTACTACATAAATTCTTGGTATTGCGCCAAAAAACTAATCATGGTTTATTGCTATCACAAAATTTAGAAAAAAAATTAATACCTTTTATTCCTTTTTTAAAAAATTATTCAAAACTTCAAAACAAACCAAAATTCGAAATATATAAAAAATCCGATGGCACCTCCATTCAGATTGATCCAAGATTTTTTAAATATTATCAGGAAAAGTGATACGCTGCGTGAGTTTATATATTTCGATCATGTAATCAAATATTTATTTCTCATTATCAACTTGATTAAATTTTATTTTTATTCTATTCCGCCATGGATCCAAAAAATGTTGGTCTGGATTTTCATCATCAACAAAAAAAATGGTTAAAATATTTATTTTTATTGTTTAAGGTGAATCCAGGCTCGGTTTATCTTTACATATTTTTTTATGTCCGTGTAAAGAACCATATTGGTATGTTTTATTACACCATGAGCATTGAACTTTTTCCTTATTTTTCGCTAATCGTTTATCACGATTTTTATAATAACTTAATTTCACTAATTGATTATAATAGTCTTTATTATTTCGTTGCCATTCCAATTTTATTTTTTTTATATAATCTTTGTCATCTTCTTCGGTTCTTTTCTCACATTTTCTATTGTACAATTTCAACCCTTTCTCTCTTCGCAACTCCTTAAGATGCTTGAAATTAGGATTTTTTTCCATAAATAATTCTATTCCTTCTGTTGCCATATAAAGTTTTAATGTAATCATTATTCTTTTAAATGATTTTCCTAAATCGAAAATTTAAATCAATTTTTATTCTATAAAAAATTATCATATATATTAATATATATAATAATGAGTTCACAACAATTAGAGAACGAAAGTATAGATAATTTTATTGTTTGCAGAAAAGCCCGCGATCTAATTTTTTCTATTGAAAAATCATTAAACGACGAATTAAACGATGATATTCCTTTGTTTACAGACGATAAATCGATCCGAATTTCTTTTAATACATTATTTTTATCAGAAGAACCAAGAGGACAAATTAATGATATAAAAAATACGAATTACTCCACTTTTCAATTAAATGAAGAACAATATGCCATGGTGGATCAGTTAAATTTGGAATTTTTGCAGATTGATAATACACAACCTAATAAAAGTTTTTTCGCAAAAACGGTTGAAGGAACGAAATTTATTAGTATTTTTTGTAATAAATTTGGTTCATGTGATTGTAGATTTTTAAGGAATAATAGTAAAACACGTGATAATTATATTAGTATAGAGGATCAAGTATATGATTTTTTACGATTATACGATCCATCCTATGGATCTCCATAATGGAAATCCTAAACCACTAGGATTCAATCCAATGTCAATCAAATTTTCTTCACCTGTTTCTATAGTTTCTATTATATAACCGCGGTATTTACATTCTCTTTCAATTGCTTGTTCATCTGCTTGTCCATCGTCAGGTGGATTAATAACTCCATATGGATTATATTTAAATAATTTTTTTTCAGCATCATTTTCTCGTTGGATGTTAAACATTCTTTCTAAAAATTTATTATCGTCGTCCATCCCTGCGATTGTGATTAATGTGTCTTTATAATAAGTTTTCATTAACGCGTATTGCACACCAAAAAATATAGCAGCAAAACCTGTCGTTTTACGACCTATATCCGGATTTTCATTAGGGAACCATATAGGTCCAGAAAAATGAGAAACATGTGGATTTCTAAGATTATTTCTGAATTTTTCTTTAAGATTAATATTGTATTGTCGTATATATTCAGGAGCACTTAAATCTGGACACGTACTCGTAAAAAAACCACTACTACTATCTTTATAACATGTTGTAATAAGATCATCTATTATTAGTAATCCCCCCACAAAACATATAAAATTTTTTGTAAAATTAAAATCATAATATACAGATCTATTGGCTGAGTCATATTTATTATTTATAATCCATCCTAAATTTCCGGATGCAAAAAACATTTCAATGTTTATTTTAGGGATTACATTTTCTTCAATATTTAAACATGATGCAACTGGATTAGGTGGTAATTCTTCTAAATCAACGAATTTACCTTCCAATAAATTTTGAAAAAAATTTGTGATGCTCACGTCTGTTGTAATACTTATATTTAAATCACTTATACAAATCCCTTGAGGATATCGAGTTTGAAATGCGAGTAAACTATCTCTAAATAATATTACATCTTGAACATCTGGACTAAAAGGTAAACGAAATAAACTGACTTGTGCCTTTGGAGACAAACTAAATAGTACATTTAATGATTTTTGTATCGTGGATGGGGGTTTTATGAGTAAAGTTTCATATAAAGGATTTCCCATGCCAGGTCCTCCCAATTCTTCATTCCTATTTAATCTATTTTGTAATTCAGTAATTAAACCAACATCCGGATTTTCCGTATAATTTTCTCCACCATATAATTCAATCTTAAAATCTATTGATTCATATATTTTTTTATATTGAAAATTTACGTATTTATTTATTTCATTTATATCATAATCATTATCACTCGTTACGAGGAATATTTGTGGTTTTAATTGCGTAAAAAGAGGTAAATTTATTTCATTCCTCATTTCTAAATCAACAGGATAAGGAAAAAATGTTTGTTGTATATACAGAGGAAAATATACTTTTTTATCTCTCTGATTATTCCACGCATTTTCATACAAAGGATCCATTTTTATTTTATAAAAAAAATATTTAAAATTTGTTTGCGACTCTTTGATATTCTGGCTAACGTAAATTATAACTGAGATTTATCACTGAATTATCTTTATCGTTAAATAAACATTGATAAAATGTATTTTTACATTGAAATTCTTTTAAGAGTTGATTACTCGATTTAATCACGGCTTTTTCATCTCCATTGTTAAAAATCTGAATATAATCCATTTGAATATCATATCGTTTTTCATATTCATCCACTATTAAATATTTTTTAGTTTCAATAGTTAATTTTTTATTTGAATTTTGAACGGATTTAATTGTATGGATATTTACACCGTCCGACATTTAAAATGGGAAATTTCCATCTTCGGATCGTTGGGAATGCTCAACCCTGTGTAAATCATGGTTTGAAGAATACATCTATTTAGAAACCTATAATAGGTAAGTGTATCCCGAGCGAGCAACACTCCACGTCGATGAAACGTGTCTGATATGCCATTCAAGGCATTTAACCAGCCTCATCGTAATTGAGTTCACGGGAGCAAATCACCGATCTCAAGTCTCCGCTGTACTATTATATTTTCTTTTCCTTAAGTCATTTTTTTAAGGAAAATTTCCCATTTTAAATGTCGGACGGTGTAAACCAGTCGTTCCTTCATCATCTTGTTTATAAAAATTTATCTGAATTGGTTTTGAAATGTCAATGGCTTCGTTTTCTAATTCATTTGTGAGATTAAACATCATATTTACAGTTTTTTGACAATATATTTGATTATTTTTCATCATAGGTCCATGACCACCGTTTAATCCAATTTCAACGATACTTTTAGAATTTTTTCCTAAAGTATATAAATTTTTCCTTAATATTAATTTATTGTCATAACATATTCCTTCAAAATTTTTAAAATTACTATTGTGTTGATACATACAATTACCTTCAATAATATTTGTATGTTTTTTGACAATGACATTAATATTTTGAATATCAATAATTTTTTCTAATTCGTCAATAGATAAATCAAAATCCATTTTATATTATATATTTAATTAAATTTTTAAGGTTCTATCCTCATAATACTTTTTAAATCTAGCCATTTTATTTCTTTTATTTCATCTTTATACATTTGTGAAAATATACTCCAATATATTTGACATTCTGGTTGTTCATGTTCATTAACATTTGTTATAAACATTACTTAATAGCTCTTGAATCTTATATCTATCAATATATATCAACAATCCAGTATTACATATTCTTACATTTTCGTTTATATTTCCAGAGGAAATCATATATTTTACAAATTCTTTTGTTTTATTCATATTTTTTACATATCTTTGTTGTTGCATTGCATCGCTAATTTCATTTTGAATATTATTTTTAATACGCGGTGTTTGTCTTATTATTAATGATTTATTTAAATTATTATTTATTAACGATTTTATTTCATTTAATGTATTGGTAGATACATTTTCTTTATGGTCAAAATATATAATTGTTTTATAGTCATTAAATTGTGGAAAATCTTCCAAAAATACCAAAAACTTTATATATTTTGACTGCAAAGACGAAACAATATAGTCGTCACTTAAAGGTTTATCAACGTACATATAATTCCACCCTTTATTCATAATTTCATTTTTTAGCAATGGATTATTCGTAAAAAAAAACTATTTTTTTCATCTGGAGATGTATGAACCCGTTTGAATAAATTTCCAAAAATACAACTTATAATAAGTATATTTTTCATTTACATATAAATCAAATAATTAATTACTAAATTTAAAATATTCAAATTATAGAAAAGTATAATTTATTATTTATTATATTTATTCAATTTCGATTATTTTATCCGCCTTAAAGTGTAAACCTAATTTCATATAAGCAATTAATTAGTCGATAGGTATAGATAACTTAAGTTGTTGTCGTTATTGAAGTATCAATAAAGTTTATATCGGTGAATAAGTAGGAAGATTATATGATTGATTGAAAATTGGTCAAAATCATTTATTCAATCTATTTTTTTATTTTTATCTTCAAAATGTATCGCAATTTTTGTACCAATATCTTTTAATACTTTTTTTTTTTTAATTTTTGATATAATTGTCTTATTTCTTCTTGAGTCATATTTAATGTATTATAAAAATTTTTTTCAAGTAATTTTATTTTATCAGGATGAAGATTTACACGGGCATGTAATTGTTTGTTTACAAAATTAATTTTTTCATTCACTTTGAATAAATGTATTTATATGTCAATTAAAAATATTTATTATCTGACATTTTAATAATACTTGGTTTAAATGGATAACTGGTGAGAATTAATACTTTATCCAAGGTCTTATGTTCATCGATTCTACGATGTAAATATTGAATGGCTTCTTTTAATGATTTATTATTAATTTCTAATAATTTATGTTCAAGTCCATATAATAAAGATTTATGCGTTGAAATCCCAGAATATAATGGAAATGAATATGCACGAGGTACTCCTCCTGTCCATCTGTACTCCAATGGATATTTTGCCATTCTTTCCAAATGTCCAAGTGGGGATAAAGCGACGGCTTTTTTTTTATTAATATTCCTCTGTTTATTTTGTTCTTGAATGTTTATTTGTAAATATGTTGAAATAACATTTACTTTTATATAAAAAAAATAGATTGTGAAATTTTAAAACTTACTTACGACAGCATTGACGTGTGATTTTGATTTTCATCTTCTTTCCTTATTTTTCATTAAAGATAAATATGCTTGAATAATTTCGATTATATTACTTACTTATTTAAAAAAAAACTCACATTAATATTAAAAAAATATGGAATGCGCATCATCTTCTTGCACTTGTCATGATTCATCATATGGCATATTTATTGATGGAGATAATATACCAGCAAATTATTATGAGATAATAAATAATTTTATTTTAACTCGTGGATGGGTCATTATGAAAAGGGTATACGGAGATTTTACAGAAGAAAATATGAAACCTTGGAAACAAGTATGTTTAGAATTTGGTATAGAACCCGTTACAACATGGAGAATAAAATCAAAAAATTCGAGTGATATAAAAATGACATCGGATATTTTACCACTTTTACAAAAACAATGTCATATTAGCAATTTTGTCATTGTTACAGGAGATATAGATTTACATGAAGTATGTAGAAAAATTATTTCTGAAAGACGTTGTGTTATCGGAATTTCATGTTTTGAAAATTCCACTTCTAAATTATTAAAAAGTATTTGTTCTGAATTTATAGTTCTTGAACATATTAATCAATTAAAACCTCCGGTTCCATCAAAACTTGAAAATGAAAATAAAGAAAATATCATTAAATTAATGTCAGAAATAATCAACTTTGATTCAACAGATGTGGGAATTAATCTAGGTTTATTAAAAAAAAAAATCTTGCGATATCATCCTTCATTTCATGAAAAGTCTTATGGTTATAAGTCTTTTTTTAAATTTGTTGAAAATTGTCCAAATTTCCATATAGAAGAATTGCATAAAGGCAACTATTTTGTAAAAAATGTTTAAGATTTAATGGTGAATACTTAATCTAAGGTTTGTAAAAACGGTATCAGGTATTATCTTTTTCTTTAAGAAGATAAACGGAATATAGAAACGGTGGCAACAATTTGATTAGGTATAGAACCCGAACCTGTTTGACCATTCAAAGTAATGCTCGGAGCAAACGACAAGTAATTTCTGAAATCGATTAAAGCAGCAAATCCACTTGGAGAGAGTATTGTAGGTGTTACCAAAATATCAGCAGGTGACAAATAAATTATGATACTTGATGAATTTTGAGCAGCTCCGGTTGGCGAACCAACCGTGGTTCCAAATAGAGGATTATTATTTACGAAAATCGTGAATTGACAAGGTTCTTGATGGTATACATTAAAGTATACGAAGTAATAACCAGTCTCCCATATAAATATATCTTTTCCAGGTAATGAACCTATTCCACATGAACCGTTAATAATTGGTAAAGCATCAAAAATAACTGGATCATTCCCCAACAAAGTTTGATCTGTAACTCTTTGTACTGTCAAAAATGTTGAAGCTAGTTCTGGCCCTTCAGGACCAGTGGGACCTTCCGGGCCTGTTGGGCCAATTTCTCCTTGTGGGCCTGTTGAGCCAGTGGGACCTTCAGGACCAGTGGGACCTTCCGGGCCAGTGGGACCTTCAGGGCCTGTTGAACCAGTGGGACCTTCAGGACCAGTAGGACCTTCAGGACCAGTAGGACCTTCCGGGCCTGTTGGCCCAGTTTCTCCTTGTGGACCAGTGGGACCTTCAGGACCAATGGGACCTTCCGGGCCTGTTGAGCCAGTGG